GTGTGTGAAAGCATCATTTGCTCTAGGAGATTACGTAAAAGGAAAGATTATGCCTAAATATATATCGGATGATGACGAGATGGCCCAACTTGTAAGTGAAGCTAACGCTTGCTTTGAGAAAGGTTGTCAAAATTGTCGTCTATGTAAAAATGCGGCTATGACACAATTGAACGTAAAATGGAACTCTGCTTGCTTATGCTATGTAAAACGTATGGAAAAAGGAAAGGACATGATTAATAAATATGCTATTTCTCTTTATGGCAACCAACGTGTATCTAATAATCATGATTTATCTGTGGCTGATATGGCTGATATTATCAACCAAGTTGCAGACTGTGATTGTAATACATGTGATTGTTGTAACGACCCAGAATTATTGGACAAACTTACGAACGTGGCTCAATTGCACAATACAAATTGTGTGTGTCTGTTGACTCGCTTCTATCAAGGATTTAAAACTGCTGATCTTTATGAAATGACAAAGCAACTTAACATTACTTTACCATCTATCATTAAGAATCCTGAATTGAAGCGACTAATCGACTCACACGCAAAGGTATATGACAATGCTGTTACACAACGTAGGAATAACACTCGAATTGTAGGACATGGACCAACATACGACGCACGCCCCCGACAACGACAAATGGTTACTCGAATTGGACCACAGGCCCCGGTATATGATAACCGCGTTACAATAAAGAAAAACACTATTGTAGCCGCGCAAAATCTATTACCCGCTTTTGCCAAAATCGAGCCCAAGGAACCGGAAATGGAAATACAAACACGAACTGCTTGTAACGGATGTAACAACTGTTCACCCATCGACGCTCAACGATCTCTACCAGAACAAGACAAAGGTTCTATAGTTATCGCGCGCGATGTCGTGTACAGAAATTTATTCCGTTTCACAGTCGTGTTAAGGACTGATGAAGGAGAAAAACGACGTGGATTTGGACAAATATTTATGTTAGGTGGTCGATTAGGTATGATACCGAAACACTTCCTATCAGTAATGGAACATTATGTGGAAACTTACGGACAAGAAAACTGCTTCTTTGTACTGGAAAATTGTAGTAATAGTATATCTCCTCTGATACCATGCTCTGTTATTTTAACAGAAGAAAATCACATTCGTGATACTCATAGAGATATTGCTATAGTACAACTACCAACAAATGTAGGCGGTTTCGCACAGGCTTATAAACATATTATTGACGAAACTGATTTGGCTCGTGTATCTGATTCTCCTGCTATTTTGGCAAGATATCAAGGTGCATCTGAACGTGACAAGAAAACTGGAACTAACTACTACAGAGAAATCTTTTGGTTATCTACAGCAACTCCTGAGGATCACCTTGTTGAAAGCACGGTGCCTGAAGCGAATGTTGTAGTACATAATCGTGGTTCTTACACATATCATGCTGTAACCTTCTTTGGTGACTGCGGATCGATTTTAATCGCATCCAACGCCGCTATAACATCGAAGATTATGGGTATGCATATTGCTGGAATTACGCATATGAACAAAGGAATATCTGTAGCGCTAACACGACAAATTATTGATCGATTGATGAAACACTTTCAACCAATTAGTCAATACGGACACGAAATTGTACCTTTAACTGTGGACCCCGACATTCTAAAAGACAACGGAACATTTTTGATTTATGGAACTGAACCAGGTAGACGGATTATGGGAAGTGTGAAAACCGCTCTCCAGAAATCTCCTGCCTACGGAAAATTGATTGAAAGCCCTAATAAGCCTGGATACTTACGTGAATTTACCAATGACGACGGAATTACTATTGACCCAATGACTTTGCAACGGAACAAGTATGGTGTTGTTCGCCCGTATGTCCCTCAAGACAGAGTTGAAGCTGTATATGAAGCGATGAGTGTATTTTACCAACGTGAATACATTAACTCACCTGCTCATTACAAACTTCCGCTCACGCGTGAGCAAGCCATCATCGGAATAAACGGAGACCCATTCGTCAATGCTATTAACCGTCAAACTGCTCCTGGCTACCCATATACATATGAGAAAGCCGGAAAGAGTGGTAAGACGAAATGGTTTGGCGATGGAATGGACTATGATTTGAACAACGAAGCATGTAGAGAATTGATGGCTGATGTGGATGAGCTTGCCCAGTGCATGATCGATAACGTTAGGCCTCGCATTATCTGGATTGATACATTGAAAGATGCTAAAATCCCGATCGCGAAAGCCAACGTAGGTAAAACTCGATTATTCACCGCTTGCCCACTACACTACACAATTCTCTTCCGACAATACTTTTTACCTTTTATTGCTCATTCTATGCGTAATCGCGTGCAAAACTCTATTGCTGTAGGCATTAATCCAATGTCACCAGAGTGGGATTTACTCGCGAAACGTTTGAAGAAAAATGGAAAACATGTCATCGCTGGAGATTACTCTAACTTCGACGGCACACTCCCGGTACAATATGTTGAAGTTGCCGTGAAAATTATGGTTGACTGGTTTATGAGAAACTGGGACGCTATAGTTCGCGAAGAACGCAACATTATAAATGGACACGAACTGACTTATAACGAATTTGAACAATTTTTGATGAAAATAGGAGTCGAGTGCATCAATCATCTGCACATTTCTAACCATAAAAATGTTTCCGGTGTTGCTCTGATATATTACGTTCGTAATGGTATTCCTTCTGGATGCCCTGCGACCGCTATACTGAACAGTATCGTAAACCATTGTTGTCTTGCTGATTCTTGGCTGGACATAATGAATGGTACGTCGTATGCTACAATGAATTCGTTTTTTGAGCATACTTCGTCTATTTTTTATGGTGATGACTTCATAATGAATATACGACCAGAGGTTATTGATGTTTACAATCAAGAAACTCTCACCCCGATTTTGAAACGCAACCTGGAAATGACTATGACTGATGAAGCTAAAACAGGAGAATGTGTTAAAGCACGGACTCTTGAAGAAGTTTCATTTTTAAAAAGGAAATTTAGGTTTGAGTCTTTCGTGGGATTGTGGGTTGCTCCAATTGACATTGATGTTATTTTGGATGCACCTAACTGGGTACGTGTTGGTAATCAACTACCTTTACGTATCTGTGTTGACACAATCAGCGGAGGATTAACCGAACTGGCTATGCATGATAAATCCACAGACTCAAAATGGAGATCTAAGATGATAAATCTTGGTCTCGATTTGACTCGTGGTACTGGAATTGAATTTAACCCGGACTCAAGATCAACCACGCTATTGAAACTCAGAAATGAGGAACTTGGCGGAGATTTTGAGGTTAATTACTAATTTGATCTTTAAGTTATAATGTTAGGACTATAAAAATTAATTTAATGCATTTAGTAATTTAAGGCTTAGTTATTTAACTTTACTTATCAAGATGGCCGTTGGCAGCCCCACAAAATCTAGATTAGTCCGAATGTCCTATTTTGATTAGGTGGTCAAATAGGTCAGAAACTCACCTGCAAATTTTCAAGAAACAAACATGACACATGAACAACAACAGATCCTTACTTTCTCTTCTGAAGGTATGACCCCCTCCACTAGTATTTATACAGACCCATTAGATTTAGATATGTCATATCTGACTTCTGTAGATGACGGTCGCAATCACTCTATTATCGACTTTTTACAACGTCCAATCAACATTTCTAATGTTGAATGGCAAGCAACGGATAATGCTGGAAAAACGCTTATTGCACTTGACCTTCCATTAGATCCGATTATGAACAACTCGATGTATAAAGCGAAGTGCGAACGTTTCTATGGTTTCAGAGCTGATGTAGAATTAAAATTACAAGTCAACGCTCAACCTTTTCAAGCTGGGCGCTTATTATTAGTTTACATTCCTGGATATAAATATTTGGGAGCTGATCGACAAAAGTATTATGACGATCGCGACAACATTGACGATGCTAGTTTGGTACCACTCACTGGTTCGCCTCGTGTAGATTTGGATTTGTCCACTTGCACTGAAGCAACTATGTGTATACCTTACTATTCACCGTACTTGTTTAGCGATCTGACTAATGGTGTTGGTCATATAGGTAGATTTAAAGTAGTAGTGTATTCTCCACTTGTAGACACTGTCTCAGGTGGTATTGTAGATATTACTTTGTGGATTAACTTTAAGAATATTAAAATTAAGTATCCCACTGCTATGCCTATCGCAGCAACTGCTCAAGTTGGTACTGAAGCAATTCAGGATTCAGCTGGTTCAGGAGTCATAAGCTCAGCTGCGGCTAGTGTATCATCAGTGTTGGCCCCCCTACAAGATGTCCCCTTAGTTAGTAACTACGCGCGTCCTGCATTGTGGGTTTCTAACACTATTCGAGATGTTGCAAAACATTTCGGGTGGTCGAAACCTACAACTGTAGAGGCGCCACATTTAAATAAGTTAACTGGTAGTAGATTTATGGCCAATGCAGATGGAGTTGATATGAGTCATTCTCTTGGTATTAGTGCGATTAACGAACTGGAGATTAATCCGGCTCTTACTCGTACTGATATCGATGAGATGACTATTGCTCACATAGCACGCACACCTTGCTTTATAAAACGGTTCAGTTGGACTGCTAATAATAAAGCGGGTGACGTGTTATATGTAACACCTATCGCTCCAGCTGTATTTAGTATTAAACTTAACGATACAAGTGTAGCTCCGAGTCATTTAGCTTATGTCTCTACTCCATTTACAATGTGGCGTGGAGGCATTAATTTTCATTTCAAATTTGTCAAAACAAAGTTCCACTCTGGTCGTGTTAGGATTCTATTCGTTCCTGGTGATTACTCAAATGAGGACAAATTACCAGCCGATGCTGATCCCAATGCTTCCTATAGCTCCGTGATTGATCTAAGATCAGATACTGATGTAACATTTAATGTTCCGTTCGTATCGGTACAACCATGGAAGCTCACGAGTGCGGATATAACAGCACCACAGAAAGATTATCAGTATTCAGTTGGACGTTTGTACGTTCTTGTTCTCAATGAACTCCGTGCGACGAACACTGTTTCTGATACTATTTCTGCTCTTGTAGAAGTTTCTGGAGCATCTGATTTCGAATTATCGATGCCACGACAACCGAAGGTTTATCCAACATTAAGGACCGCGCCACAGGCCAAGAGCACTCTTTCAAGAGTGATTCGCGGAGTGGCCCAAGTCAATGTTGGTGAATCGACACCGGTATCCCCAGAAATGATACAGAAGACAGGTGAGGTCGGAGAGTCAAGTATGAGACAACCTTCTGGAACATCTTTTACTAGCTCCGCCTTAACTGTTGGTGAAAAAGTAACATCGTTAAGACAAATTTTGAAACGATTTCATTTAATTTATTCTAATATTAAAACTACAACTAAAAATAATAATTTATACAGGATTAATAGTTATAAGACACCAAAACCTATAGCAGCACAAGCCACTATGGTTAATATAGATTTATATTCATATTATAGTTATATTTATGCTTATTATAGAGGTAGTTTTAGGTTTAAAATCGCACCGTTCGAAAACAAAGTTTACGCGGCGCGTATTCGATTGATTCCCGAGAACGGAGTTACTGAAGCTGATAAAGGTCCAGTTCAAGAAGACAATACTGTCATCGATGAAACTAGAACCGCAGCTGATGTATATATGCCCCGTAATCTTGAAGGAACTTTCGAATTTCAGGTGCCCCATTATTCGAGGTATCCTCTTCTTCCGAATGCAGGCGGATCTATTCCAGTCATAGGCGTTCAGGATTTAGTGCAACGAAACATGGTCTCGGTCAATATACTGACAGAGGCTGAAACAACCAAAGCTTTATTTTATAGAGCTGTTGGCGATGATTTCAGTTTTTGTGGGCTATTAGGACCACCATTTGTTACACGTTGTACGAACACTTTATCTTAAGGTGTATAAACTAGCCGGCTTACAGTAGCGCTATATAAGTAACTGTAGAAGTGAGTAGAGCACTAGCGAATAGTTAGAACTTCTCTTCTGAAAGATAATAACCAAGTTAATTCAAGGTGAAAAGTCTGGATGAGACTAAGAGAAGAGGCGATTTCGTGAACTGTCTTGAAGCTTCCGCACATGACACAATCCGGTGGTAGGCGAAACCTTTACTAAAACGACAAGATTCGTTTAGTCTAAGTAAAGGACGCCCGTGACCTAGTTGATTTCCCGTGGAAACGTAATGTG